AAAATATTTTGTCGATGTTGGCTGTGGGTACGGCACCGTAGACCGTTTAAAAGAAATGGGTTATGGCGATGTTGTGATGGGGGTGCATTTTGGGGCCGCGGCGCTTCAAGACGATATATTTATTAATAAGCGGGCTGAGATGGCCGATGCGGTGCGTGAGTGGTTCAATGATGGTAATTGTAGTATTCCTGATGATGACGAGATCCAGATAGATCTCGGGTCCATACCGCCGCTGAAGGAGATCGGATCCAGGCACCGTCAGGGGCTTCCGCCGAAACAAGAGATCAAAGACACCCTCGGCCGGAGTCCTGATATTTTTGACGCTATCGGGCTGACCTTTGCTTATCCCATAGCCCGGAACATCCGGGCGAATAAAGTTCGGCGAGCAGAAACAGATGTTTCCCGGCGCAATAGCCCGCTTTCAACCGTACAAGATTTTAACCGCCGCGGGGGCGGGTCGGGTAAATCCCGGACTTTTAACCAGAACATAAAAATACGGTAATAAAAAAAGATTTGCCTAATTACTTATCTTAGTGTATATTTTATGAATAGGAGGCGATAATATCGCTATTGAAATACGCTTGATGGAAGAGCGCGACATAGCCGAGGCGATAGCCCTGGTTCAAGAATTTCATGTTGAAGCTTTGGAAGTAATTGGTATTTATCCAGACAAAGAGAAGCTTCAGCAAATGGCACGGGTTTTCATGTCCACATCGTTTGTTGTGGTGGCCGATGGAAAAGTTGTCGGAACACTTGTAGGATTTATTACAGAATATGTCGGCGGGACTCAAGCATTGTACCAGGAAGTTATGTGGTTTATGAATAAACGATATCGCAAATACGGTATTCAACTACTTCGGAAAGTTGAAGAATGGTGTGTAGAGAATGGTATATTTGCGATAATGATGGTGGGACTTGGTAGCGCGGAAGGCCGGCTGCATGATTTTTTTTTGCGATGCGGGTACAAGACGCTTGAAACACAATACATGAAAACTTTGGGGGTGTGATATGGGTGCGATCTCAGGTTCTACCGCGGCATTAATTGGTATGATGGCTATTTCGACCGCAGCATCTACCGGAACGGCGTTATATACTGGTGGACAGCAAGCTAAACAAGCGCGAGGCGCCAGAGAACAAGCTGCGCGGCTGGCCGCAGAGCAACGAAAGAGAGTGGGTGAACTTACAGCAGGTGAAGCGAGAGTAAGTGCCTCAAAGCGGGCGTTCCGCCAGGGGCTATTTTTGACCTCTCCTACAGGAGCAATCGGCGGTAGGCGTGGGCGGTCCAGGCTTCTCGCGGGGTAGGAGAAACGTAACACAGGAGGACAGAGGATATGAGAAAAGGACTTTCACTTATTTTGGCATGTGTATTGGCATTTGCTTTTGCCGCTGGGGCATTTGCGAGTGACAACGATCTCGCGTATCTGGGGTTCGGTGAACTCGAGAGTATGACCGTTACCGCCAGTGGCGATAAAGTTCCCGTGTATGATTCATCCACGGATGATGTGAAAGCGATGGATGCGAATAACCCGGCGATCGCTGGAGATCAGACTTTTCGAACGAGTCTATTGGCGATGGGTCGGGTAAATGCTGCCTCTTCGGCTGCATCTTCTTCAACGAATCTTGCACCGTCAACTCTTCCGTATGTGGTATTGCGTAAATACATCGGCGGAAATAGCGGACTTGATGAGACTGACGGCGGGACAAGACTTCCGAATGGCATCCCGGGACAGGTTCTTGTACTTATAGCGATGGATGTCGATACGAACGGTAGCTGGATAGTGACCCCGGTAACGTCATTGACTGTCACGACGTTGACATTTGACGCCGCGGGAGAAACTACGACGCTTCTGTATGTGGATGACACTATCGGTTGGACGATTATAGCGAACCTCGGAACCACGGTTGTATTTGAGAGACAGACGGGTATACCGAGCAAGCCGTAATTATGAGAAAAGCAATATCTTATGTCCTCGGTTTTGCGGTGGGGTTACTGGCGGTAGCCCCACCGCTTAACTACAATATCCCGGTAGTCATTAATAGTTACGCATGGCTATACGGATTTATTGTTGCAGCGTTGTTGGGGACTTATCTCTTTTCAGTAAAGTTCCCGCTGGCACTTAAGATATTGCTTGCGTATTTGTTTATGGGGTGCTTTCTCAGTATGGCGCCCTATTTATCGTTTAACGCGTATATTCTTGTTATAGTCGCGGCCTGGGCGTTTTTGGGATTCGCGACGGGAGAAGAAGAACCGGTACTTAATGTGGTGGCCGCGGCTTTTTGGGTACAAGTAGTGATGACAGCGGCGCAGTTGATGGGGGCGGATAAGCTTATGAATTTCGATCGGCCGGAACCCGTATTCCTGGGAACAGTAATGCAGTATATGAGATTCAGTTCTCTGCTGGCCATAATGACTCCCCTTCTTATTTTGAAGAATCGACTTTATATTATCCCCGTATTAATTCTGTGTATTCTTTCTCGATCTTCGAGTTTTGCTTTAGCGGTTATTGCCGGGGCGACGGCTTATCTCTTTATGACGATGAAGAAAGAGCGGTTCCTGATTAGTATATTTGCTGTCTTAGCCCTGGCATCTTATTATTTATGGGATGCAGGATCTTTTAAAACGGCATTTACCTGCGGTCGAGTACATGTGTGGGGGGATATAGTCCGGACCTGGGTTATGGACACTTCTCACAATTTTACGCTTCCTTTGAGGGGGCCGATGGATTGGAAAAGTATTTTTCTTGGCCGGGGGATGGACACGTTTATGCCGCTATTTCCTGTTTTTAAACATGACATGAACCCTTTTGCCCAGGCACATAACTGCCATTTGCAACTTTTGTGGGAACTGGGGATTTTAGGATATAGCATTATCGCGGCGTATGCGGGGCGTCTTATGTGGCGTTTACGTTCCCGGCCGCTTTATATAGCAGGACTTGTATGTATGATGATAAATATGTTTTTTGCGTTTCCTACAAGAATGACCCAGACTATGTTTATGATGATTGCATTTATGGGCATCTGTGAAAAAGAGGCGCGTCGCATAGATTGGGAGGGGGTATAAGATGTCAGCCAAGATAGAATATTTAATAGAGAAACGTAAGGTAATGCTTACCCAGAAAGATTCTTGGCTCCGGCAATACCAGATTTTAGGGAAATATATTTATTCTAAAAAACAGCAATTTCAGATTGAGCGTGAGGATGGAGCTTTTCTTAATGACGGCATGATTAATGATTCGACGGCCGTACGCGCAAATTCAGCTATGGCTTCGGCTATAATGGGATCTCTCTGGAAAAGTGGGAATCGTACATTTCGAGTCCGCCGATCGAAAAATATTCCGGATACCAAAATAAATAATGAATATTATAGAGAAATAAATCAGCAGATCGCTGATGCTATGGAAGCTCCGAAAGCCGGATTTGAGACAGCTTTTCATGAAGAGATCAGCGAAGAGGGAGCTTTTGGTACAGGATGTATAGCTCTTTTTCAAGGAGATTATGAAAATCCGCTCAATTTTAAAAGCTGGAGTATTCAAAAACTTGCTATTGAGGAAGGGCCGGACGGATATGTTGATACAGTTTATTATGATGAGAAAATAACGATTGCGGCTTTGGCTGAACGGTATGGTAAAAATAAACTTCCCGAAGATCTCCAGAAAAAAGTTGATAGTCAAAAAGGCCGTATTGAAAAAGTAATATTGACCGTGGCTATAGAGCCGCGACCGATAGGAGAACGTAAAGGGGTGGGGGTATTTGGTATGCCTATAGCCTCATATCATTTTTTACATAAAGATAAAGCTATATTATTAGAGAGCGGATTTGTCAGTCTTCCGGCCCGGGTGGGCCGCTGGTATAAATTAGCCAGTGAAACATATGGGCGGTCCCCGGGAATGGATGCGCTTCCGGCCATAATGCAAATAAACGCGCTTAAAGAATCTTTTCTTATTGGGGTTGAAAAGAAAGTTGAGCCGCCTCTCTTTATATTAGATGATGGGTCTTTAGGGGCCGGGGTTGTCGATACTTCCGCCCGGGGGCTTTCAGTATTTAACAGTATGGGCCGCACGAATACTCAGAATCCTGTTGGTACTATTTTTGATATAGGAGAGCTTAACAGTGTAGCCGCGGCGATAACAGAGACGCGGGAAGAGATATTACAGCATTTTCTTATTGATAGACTTTACGATCTCAATAATAAAACCCGGATGACTCTTGGTGAAGCCGAGATGCGGTACCAGATTCGAAGTGATGCGCTTTCGTCTATATATGCGAGATATACCGCAGAAATTCTGAATCCGCTTATAGACCGGGCATTTAGTATAATGTTTGAGATGGGTCTTTTAGGTATAACTGAAGAGAATTTTGCCCAAGAAGCTGTTCTTATCGCGAATGGAATAGATCCTATACAGATACCGCCGGATGTGGCCGAGGCGATTGTAGCTAACAAACGCATTTACGAAATTGATTACATTTCCCCTGCGGCTAATGTCATGCGCGAAGAAGAATATCGCGGAATAATTGCCACAACGAATAACGCGATTCAGCTCGCAGGAGCTGGTGCAGATACAATGACGAAACTCGACACAGATCGTATAATTGAACATTCTGCCAGATTATCCGGTGCGCCTATGGATATTGTTGTGGCGGATGATGTTGTTAAGGACATAAGAGACACCAGACAAGAACAACAGGAAGCATTGGTCCAGGCGGAGCTCACGGCTCAGATGGCCAAAGCCGGAAAAGACGCAGCGCAAGGCCAAGCTGCTCTTGTCCAGTAAAAAACAAAGGGGGAAATTATGGAGGAAGCACTGACTCGTAAAGAGCAGCGAGAAGCCTCGAAAGCTAAATCTGAAGCTTTCGGTAAAAAAATGCAGACAGCACTTAACGCACTTTCCAAATCAAATGCGGGCATTTTAGTATTGCGTTTTCTTATGTATGAATGTCGTTTCTTAGCGCCTCTCACAAAGGAAACATTGGAAGGAGTAAATAAAGATCTTCTTGTAGAGAATGAAGCTTTACGAAGATTATATCTTTATTTGCGTAGTTATATGGATCGGGAGACGATTATAAGGGTAGAAATACCCGAACAAACAGGGGGAATAACGAAAGGGGAAGAGGATGACAATTAAGGATTTATTATTCAATACTTTTATGCCTAAATTTTATATGGGTTTTTCGGATGATCCTCCGGCAGATCCGCCGGCAGATCCACCGGCTGACCCTCCGGCGGACCCTCCGGCAGAAAAACAGCTCATCGACTATGTACCGGAGGATCTGCGAGAAAAACCCTGGGTGAAAGAGAACATGGAATCCCCGGAAAAATTTTTCAAATTCGTGGCGAATCAGAATGAAATGGTAGGGAAGAAAGGGGTGATTATCCCCGGAGAAGGAGAAGATAGGACAGAGTTTTATAAAGCTTTGGGTAGGCCGGATAACGCGGAAGGATATGAACTTCCACCTATAGAAGAGATGAAAGAGGCCAAACGGGATGAGGCTTTTATGAAAGGTGTTAAAGATGCTTTTTATAAAGCTGGAGTGCCAAAAGATATGGCTTCTCAAGTTTTTCAGGGTGTAGAAAAAATGCTGTATGAACAAAATAAAGAAGTTCTTCAGGCACAGCAGGAAGAAGATGCCGCTTTCGAGAAACTTAATACAGAATTTTTCGGAGAAAATAAGGAAGCCGTTGTGGCTAATGCCCAGAAAATTCTTAAAGAACTGCTTCCCGAAAAAGCACTTCCGGCTCTTGATAAAATGTCTGTAGATCAACTTGGAATGGTGATCGCGGTAACGGATGCCATTTATACAAAATTCGGAAAAGAAGATGGATTTCGGGGCGGTAAAGGTGACGGCACCAGTGGTAACGAGAGTTATGAAGCTCTTAGTGCCCAGCAACGGGAGCTCATGGAGAAAGAAGGTTTTGGGGATTGGAGACATATAGATCATCAGAAACTTATGGAGCAGAATGCTGAGATTATGGCAAAAATGCGGGCTCTTAAAAAATAAATTTGACAAACAGACTTTTGTTATGTATATTTAATATTGTAGCGTTACGGGTAGCGCGATAGCGTCCAAATACGTTTCAGATATGCACCGGTCTATAACGGTGAAGGCAGCGTCCGGTATCTCCGGGGAGCGTTTCCGAAAAATGTGGTTGTTTTTTGGTTACTCTTAATTAACTCGGAGGTATTATTATGGCTGTTGACACTGCTTTAATCACCCAGTTCAGTAATCTGCTGCACGTTAAGGCCCAGCAGATGACTACGAGACTTATGGGCCGCTGCCAGATCATACCGATCACGGGCGAAAATTTCGCTTATGACGGTACGGGCATGGTAGAAGCTCGCACGAATAACTCTCGTAACCCCTTGATCGACCCGCAGGACCCGGAATACACCCGTAGGAAACTCACTACGGATAGGATTCTGGTAGAGCTTATCGTGGACAACCGCGATGCTCGGCGTATGTTTGAAGACCCGTCTTCCAAGCTGGTCAACGAATGTATGTTTGCGATCATGAGAAAAGCCGATAAGATCGGTATAACGGCCGCTACGGCATCTGTATATACCGGGAAAAGTTTCGGAACGACTGTGGCTTTCGCGACGGATGGAGGCCAGACAGTGGATGCTACGGGCGGCCTGACATACGCGAAACTTCTGGAGATAAAGGACAATTTCAAGAAGTATGAAGTTGGCCTGGAAATGCCGGAAGATCTTCTGTTTCTCACCACGGAAGAGGAAGAAACGAAGATGCTTCAGCTCACGCAGCTTACGAGCGGCGATTTTGTCCGTGACTATGCTGTAGAGAAAGGAAAGATCGTCCGTGCTGTTGGCTTGGATGTGATCCTTTTCGGTAGTGGCGTGGATAACCCGCAACTTTCGGTTGCCAGCGGAACCCGCGATAATATCGCAATGTCCACAAAAGGACTCATTTACGGCATGAGTAAAGAGTTCAACGTGCATGTGCAGGAGAATCACCCGAGCTATGTAGAATCTACATATATTCGCGTGATGGCAGATCTCGGCGCGGTGCGTACCGATGGGCAGAGGGTCCAGAAGGTCCAGACTACGGATGCGTAATGTGAGGTAAGGGTTCTCAGAGGGGCGCCAAGCGTCCCTCTGAGATTTTAAAAGTTAACCTACGGAGGTAGAAAGATGGCTGTTATAAACGCATATAAGCTCAGTACGAGCATCAAGACCCAGGTGAAGGGCGGGCAGGTCATCGCTGTGGCCGGGAATTTCGAAACAGTGGCTACGGACGGCGCGGGGTCCAAGTACCGGCTGTGTAGAGTCGGAGCGGACTATGTGCCGATCGAGCTGTGGTTAAACAATGACGCGATCGCGGGAACTGATGATGTTGACCTCGGCCTTTATACGGTCCTGGAAGACGGAGGGGCTGCGAAAGATGCGGATTGTTTTGTCGATGGCGCGGACATAAGCGCCGGTAAGGCTATAGGTTCGGAGCAGAATGGTCTTGCTTCGCTTCCTTTAGACGAAGTTGGCGATACGATGTCCGAACAGGCCGGGGACACGAATCAGACTCCAGGTATGGAGTATGATCTGGTTCTTACGTCGAACAACGCCGTTACGGGAGCTGGTACTGTAGCTTTCCGTGGTCTGTTTGCGAAAGCCGCTTAAGTTGATGCGGAAATGTTTGACTAAGCGGGGGGCAATATAGCCCCCCGTTTGTCTTATTAGTCAATAGGGGGTGTATATGACTGAAGTTGAAATATGTAACATGGCTTTAAGTTTTTTGAAGGTGCCGACTATTGACTCAATAGATTCTCCATCAGATGAAGTCGAGACTCTTTGTGCACTTCATTTTGATCAGTCCCGTCAAGAAATTCTCAGAAAACATCCCTGGAATTTTGCCAAAAAAAGAACGACGTTGTACGCTATATCGACAGCGCCGCCTTTTGAATACGATTATAAATTTCTTTTGCCTTCTGATTTTATACGCTTAAGATTTATCGGCGATGAAAACGAAGGGCTTGTAGATAAACTCTACGACTTGGAGACGGACCAGTATCTTCTTACGAGCGATAATTTTAGTGGCCCGGCTGAAAAAACCATAACCGGAATTACTCAGGCAGATCCGGGCGTAGTGACGTCTGCCAATCATGGGTTTACGGACGGCCAGGTTGTTTTGATAGAAGATGTAGTAGGCATGACTGAAGTGAATGATACTCATTTTACAGTCAATAATGCGGCCACCAATACTTTTGAACTTCAGACACAGGCTGCGACTCCGGCGAATGTTGATACTTCGGCATATACCGCATATGCGTCTGGGGGTACAATCTCATTAGTACCGTCTTTGCCAGTGGGATATATTTTCGATGAAGACGATACAACGAAATTTGATGCGCTTTTTATAAAAGCTTTTGCGCTTCAGCTTGCAGTTAATCTCTCGTATGGCGTAGCCGGGAAAACCACTCTTCGGACAGATTGCCGCAATATGCTGGCAGAAGCATTGGCCGAAGCCAGATCCATAAACGGCCAGGATAAGCCGCCAGTAAGAGTTACCCGAAGTAATGTGATAGGGGCGCGCCGGCGCTATTCGAGCGGAACAGCCGAGGGCAGAGATCCGTTAAGGATATATGACTAACCGCAAGATAGAAAGGGGGACGGCGTACAGATATGGAAGTTAATGCTTCATTAATCAATTTTGCGGCGGGTCAATTATCGAAGAAATTTTTAGCTCGAATAGATCTTCCTAATTTTTATAGAGCGGGAACTCTTCTTTGCCGTAATTTTGTTCCACAAGCGCAGGGTCCAGTAGAATTTCGTTCCGGATCAAAATATGTTCTTCATACTCGATTGAATAAAGAAGCGGCGCTCTATCCTTTTATTTTTAATGATGAACAGGCTTATGCGCTTGCTTTTTCTGATCAGAAATTAAGATTTTTTTCTGATGGGGGTGTGGTATTGGCCAGTGCTGGTACTACTCAATTTCAATTCCTTTCCCATTTTGATGGCGTGGATGGAGCTACTTCTTACACTGCTGAATCCGGTCAGTCACTTTCTTTTCAGGGGGACGCACAGCTTGATACGGCACAGAAAGCTTTTGGAGTTTCCTCTCTTTTATTGGATGGTTCGGGAGATTGGGTTAATATTAGTGATTCTACGCTGTTAGATTTAAGTACTGATGATTTTACAATAGACACGCGGGTTCGATTTTCGGGAACTCCGGGTAATGATACGATATTAGGTAGTTCTTCGAGTGGATTTTTAATTTATGTATCGAATGCTACAACGATAACAGTTTATCGTGATTGGGGGACTCCTATATCTTTCACTGTTTCAACTATGAGTGCCGCCACTTGGTATCATTTAGCCGTTGTACGCGAAGGTAATTTTATTAGATTATTTTTAGATGGAGTACAGCAAGATACGGATAAAGACATAACCGGCTGGAATATAACAGCCGCGGGAACACCCCAGATAGGAACATATGCGGGCAACAATCCTTTTGCTGGTTGGATAGATGAATTTGCTATTCGTAAGGGAGTGGCTATTTGGACTTCTAATTTTACACCGCCTACCGCTGCGTACCCGGCCACTAATCTCAATGCTATTACGGGCATAACTCAAGCAGATCCAGGAGTTTTAACTGTGCCCTCACACGGGTATTCTGGCGGAGAAGAAGTTTATTTAAGCGAAATCGAAGGGATGACAGAACTTAATAATAAATATTATCTTGTTGTCTATATTGACGCGGATACTTTTTCTCTTACTGATGTAGATGGTACGGCCATAGATACTACTGCGTATACCGCATATACTACTGGGGGAGCTACTGATGCTGTTTATGAGATAGACACCCCGTATGAAGAGGCGGATATTTATGATCTTAAATTTGCCCAAAAAGCAGATCTTATGTATATAGTACACCCGAATTATGAGCCGCGTAAGCTTACTCGATCTGGAGACGCAGATTGGGCGTTAGATACTTTTATTCGTACGGATGATCCTTTTACTAAGACGATTTCCGGGATTACAAAAGCGAATCCCGGCGTAGTAACTTGTACGGCGCATGGTTTTTCAAACGGAGATATTGTAGAAATAAATGGTGTTGTAGGTATGACCGAGGTAAATGAGCAGTTATTTAAAGTTGCCAACAAAGCCACAAATACTTTTGAACTTACTGATCCCACTACTGATGCAGATGTAGATACTTCTGGGTATTCTACATACGCATCCGCGGGGGTAGCATTTAAAGAGGGAAATATGCCGGGAGCGGTGGCTTTTTATGGGGGCCGTCTTTTTTATGGAGGAACGGATGATGATCCGGAAACTTTTTTTGGTAGCAAAGCTCCGGATAATGATGGTACGACGAATTATGATGTATTTACTGTAGGATCAAGTGCGGAAGATGCGGTTATTTTTCCGATATCTTCTCAAAATAATGTTGCAGACAGGATTCAATGGTTTGCCGGAACGAGTCGATTTTTAGGTATTGGTACTTTTGGTGGAGTTTATAAAGCTCATGGGGGTTCTGACGCTGATCCGATAAGCGGAACAGCCGTAGAGGTTCGAGCGGTAGAATTTTTAGGTTGTAAATATATAGCTCCAGCCCGAATAGGAAATTCTCTTTTTTATGTCCAGCGCGGAGGTCAGATATTAAATAGGTTTGGATTTTCTCTTTTAGCAGATGATTATGCTGCGGAAAATCTTAATATATTTTCAGATGAAATAACTTCCCCCGGGCTTAAACAACTTGCGGTACAACAGGGACGAGCGGATATTATATGGGCTGTCACGACAGGCGGTAAACTTATAGGCGTTACAATTAAGATCGGAGAAGAAATAAATGCGTGGCATAGCCATACAATAAGTGGAACAGATATACAAATTTTGTCTGTTTGTGGGGAACCACAGCCAGATAATATGGACAGTTTATGGTTAATAGCTGAACGAACGATTAACGGAGTGACGCGCCGGTATGTCGAATATTTTGAAGCAGAGGCTTTATTACCTGAGCCCGAAGAATATTATACCGGAACGCAAAGTGATGATGAAGATAAATACCGGAATCTTCTTTATGAAGCACAAAAACACCTTGTTCGTTTAGATAGTTCTTTGAGTTTAAATACCCAACAAGCAGCTCCGGTTACTCCTGGAGCGACCACGGGAACTGGAATAGCTTTCACATCTACTGAAGAAATTTTTTCTGCTTCAGATGTAGGTAAAAAAATTGTTAAGAAATTCGTAACTGGAGAAGAAGCGGGTATTGCCACCATCACTGCGTATGTATCTACAACGGAAGTCACTTGTACTATCAATACTGATTTTGATTCAACAGATGAAATAGAAAGTGATAAATGGTTTTTGGCTGTCAATTCAGTTTCGGGACTTGAACATTTAGAAGGTGAAACTGTAGCCGCTCAAGTAGACGGATCAGATGATGGTACATTTACTGTTACTGATGGCGCGGTCACGCTAAATAATTATGGTACTGTTATACATGTGGGACTTGAATATACCGGCAGGATCCAAACTATGCCGCTCGATATAGGAGCTCTCGCTGGTACTGCTCAGTCGCGCATAATGACAGTGAATCGCCTCGGACTTTTATTTCGCCACGCACGGGGTACTAAATACGGATCTGAACTCTATCGGCTCGAAGAATTAAAAGACCGGGATCTCGGGGCTATTACCGGACGTCCGGCGCAGCTTATAACGGAAGCGAAATTTCTTGAACTGGCAAGTAATTATGAGCGCCGGCAATATATCTACATTGTCCAGGATACTCCTGCGCCTTGTACGGTTCAGGGAATTGTACCGTTTGTAGATACGACAAATGAATAGGGAGAAAGAAGGTTAATATGGCGGCAGCAGGAATGTTAGCATTGATGTCAGCAGGAATGGGAGTCGCCCAGGGTATAGCAGCTATGGGATCGAAGGGTGCTGAAGCGACGATGTTAGAGGCGGATGCCATAACTTTACAGGCAGAAGCTGAACGCCAGGCAGCGCTTATAGAAGATGAAGGGAAACGCTTTGCTGCCAGACAGAAAATGATGTATATAGGCTCTGGTGTTCAAATAGGCGGCTCTGCGGTTGTAACGCTTGCCCAGACAGATAAATGGGCCAGAACAGAAGCTGAAGCAGTAAGGATGCGCGGTCGAGCCATTCGGGAATATTATGGCCGGGCAGCGCGCATAGCGCGTAGAGAAGGAGTGGCGGCTTTCATAAGTGGCGTTGCAGGTGGAGTGGCTCAAGGCATAGGTACCTATGTTACTGCCAGAGCGGGATTTGGGGGTCAGGATTTAACTAAGAAAGCCGCGTCAAACGCATACACGAAACGACAAATAGCCCGGGCCAGAAGTGTTTCAGCTATGGCCATGAAGAGAGGAAGCATCTAATGGGTAAGATACCTGTTTTTCAAAGACAAAAATTTGCGTCTACTTATGTAGGGGGTCCTCAAGTAGATAGAACCGGTGAAATTATTACGGCTGGGATCGGGAAAGTAGTTGAGACGGGCGTGGGTATCGCGGCTAAACAACTACAAGCTAAAGAGGAAGCTCGGATAGATCAACAAGCTAATAACGCGCTGATAAAATATAGTTTAGATTACCAGCGGAATATGAAGGATTTAGAAGATCAATATGCAGATGATCCTTCAGCTTTTCCAGAAGCTGTTCAGAATATGGGTCTAGAACTTCAGAATAGCTATATGGAAAACATAGCCGATGAACGGATTCGTACAAGATTTGGTACGGCGGCTTCAAGTGTAATAAAACAATCTTCTATTGCCTCGGTAGGTTGGGCTTTTGCTAAAGAGGAAGAAAATGCTCTTGCTGCATCCAGAGACACTATGCGGCTTATGGGCATAAAAACAGGGGATACTTTTACTCCAGAAGCATTAAACCAAAATATAAATACTACCTTGACTGAGATAGCGGCTATTCCGAATTTGAGTAAAGGAGAAAAAGAGAAATTTCTTGAAGATAATATGGAAACAGTTCTGGGTTCTCATTTTTATAATCGAGTTAATTTTGATCCGGAACAGCTCATAACAGATTTAAATGCTGGAGTATATAAAGACACGCCATATTATACTGATGCCATGAAGGTAAAATTTGTCAAAGCTGCGCGGACCAAGATGCGTCAAGATAAAACTGTCATGAAAGAAAGCCAAACTGAAGTATATGCCCAGCTTATAGAGGAAGATACAGCGGGCACTTTGACTTTTGATAAAATAGACGCAGCGCATATGGTGGAAGATGAATCTATGCGGATAACTTCAAAATGGGCAGCCCAGCTTAAAAAGAATTTGGTTCGTAAAATAGAATCTGACGCAAACCGGATTGTCCGGAATGAAGAAGACGCGGAAAAATATGTGAATCTCATTTATGATGTTTTTGATAATAAAATAGATCGGGCAAAAGCTTTAGAACAAATTGTAGATATATTTGCAGATGGGATTACTACTCGGGAAGAATCTGCTTTTCTTACACAGGCTCGGGGAGTTTTAAAAGATACGCGGAGCCAGAAAATGTCTGCGGGAGTTCGAAAAGGACTTGATGCTATTTCTACTGCTGTTGATAAATTTTATGCTGGAAGAGCGCGTCTTACACCGAAAGCTCAAGCTTTTAGAGATTTAGTGACCGGAATCCAGGAGGGGCAAACTCCTGAAGAAGCCACTAAAGCAGTTACTAAACAGGCTACGCTAGGGAAATTATCTACTATGAATATAGATTTGGGGACTATCCCCCAGGAAGGCATGAGTCTTACAGATAAGAACGGCAAAGAAATTTGGGTTTACCCAGACGGATCATATAAGGAGATGTAATGGCCGAGTTCGATTGGAACAGTGCGGTTCCTACAAAAGAAGCGGAATTTGATTGGGATTCGGCGCAGCCTACGGCTGAAGCATCCCCAGGAGCTACTACGACTCCGCCAGGTCCAGACGGTAAGCTGGCTATGGATCGGCTTGATTCTGCTTGGAATAAAGCAGTGGCGGCCACGAAGACGAATCTTATGTCTATGAAAGCCGTAGGCCCCATGTCTGTAGAAGAAATCGAAAAGACCGGAATATGGGGCGCGCAGATGTATGGAGAAGCATACAGACGCCCTCTTGCCGCCCTAACCGCGCTTGCGGTTGAAACACCTTTTGCGGATCCCGAAAAAAACCCAGTAAAAACTTTTGTTGATGGGCTTAAAGACCCAGAGCAATACCCCCCGGAGGCGATGGCGGGGGCTTTGGTAGACGCAGGAATGGATCCAGTATCAGCGGCATCTTTAGCCACACTGGGGCAGTTCGGTTATTATATGGGCATGGGCCAGGGCATAGCCCGTCTTGTTGAAGCCGGAAAAACGAGTGCTCTTGTTAAAACTTTGAATAATGTGGAGAAAAATTTGAGGGCGGAAGGAGTTTCAAAATTCCCCGGGAAAATCCGGGCCCCCCAGGAAATTGCGAAAGACACTCCGGCGCTGGATGTGGTGGATGTTTATATGCGGAGTAAAGGGCTTAAAAGGTTGCCCCGGCAATTGACCGGTCCGGGTGAAGTGGCTTTTAAAGAGGGGACCAGAATGGTTAACCCGGATACTGTATTTTTACCAAAAGCCCCGGAGGTAGCGCCCCCTAAAACGTTTGTGGTGGGAAAAGACGGACAGCCAATTACGCTGGGTGAGCCGGCATCAGTTGAACAAGCGGCCGCTGCGCTAAAAGAAGCTCCCGCTCAAATTGAACAAGTGGGCCTCGGAGCGATTATAACCCCGGCAGAGACAGTCCTTAAGAGATTGGGGCTTGATGAATATATTGGTAGTCCTCTTCGCCAGGCACTTCAAGATACTCGAATTGAGTTGGCGGAAAAATTGACTTTTCTGACTGAGACAAAGAAACAACATGTCCAGCAAGTAGACAAAAAAGAATTGGCCAAGTCTACCGAAAAGATCTGGCAATATATGGACAAGGGGATTCCGATAAATGTTACCGGGCCTGAAGTAGAGGTGGCCAAGTCTTTTCGTAAAGAAACTAAAGAGATGCTTCAGCGGATGAATGAAGTCAATAAATTTGCTGGGCTCCCGGAAGTTAAAGAGATTAAAGATTATATTTTTCATATGGTACAGCCGGAAGTTATCAGTGAGATGATCGCGACTGGGCAGATCCCCGACGGGCTTCAGAAACTTATTAAGCCCGGGGTGACTTCACAGATATTTCTTAAGACAGCCCAGGAGCGTAAGGGGCTTCCGGAAGAACTTCTGGTAAAAGATCCATACGAAGCTATGCGGGCTATGTACGCCATAGATCTCAAATATATAAATCTTCAGCGGGCTCTTACGGAAACCATGCCGTATCTTAAAGGAATGAAGCAACTCGCTGCCTCTGGGGAGAAATGGGATGCGACTTCTGTAAAGTATGTAGAGGACTGGATAAATCATGGGGTGAAGCGGCTTCCGACTACAGTAGACATGCGCGCTCAGGCGGGCTTGGACCGGCTTGTAGATTTTGTTTTTGGTCTGGTACCTGGGCAGAGGGCGCATAATTTATCATTTCAGAAATTAACGGGAACTCTTTCGGCCGCCATACAGACCGGCGCCCTGGGGCTTCGTGTTAAGGTGGCTCTCCGGAACCTTTTACAGTCTTCTTTTGACTGGGTGCTCTACGGAACAAAGCCGTATCTTAAAGGACAGAAAGCCTATGCCTCGGCAGAGGGGCGGGCCCCTTTGGCGAAGTCCCGCGTATGGAAAACGCGTATGCCTTTTGAGGCCCAAGATTTGAATAAGTTAAGTGCGTTTATGAAGAAAGGCTCTGTCCTTTATCGGAAAGCGGATCTCCGGAATGTAGGGGTGGGGCTTCTTACGTGCTATCATTATGCTAAAGATACGCTCGGCATGTCAGATCAAGCGGCTATGGAATGGGCGGACACAGACCTTCCGCGCAGCCAGTGGTCGTATACCCGGGAAGATCTGCCCGAGATATACTGGTCGGCTACCGGGCGTACTCTCGCTACATTCGGTTCCTGGTGGATGAATTTTTATACAAATTTCATGCCAGAGCTTGTAGGCCGGGCGTTCTCCGGAAAAGCTTCTGATGGACGCACCGT